TTGAGCCGGACACCGTGCCCGCCGGGGTAGTGCCGGGGCAGTATTTCCTCGTGTGCGGATCCATCTTCAATGACGGCGTGCACAAGGCCGGGGACGGCGATCTGACCGCCGATACCTTTACCGGGACGGTGCAGCCCATGCGGGTGCCGCCTGCTTTTGTGGCGCTGGCTGAAAAAATCGACGCATACGACAAGGCGCTCCCGGCCGGCGGCGTGTATGTGTCGCAGTCGTTCAATGGGTGGTCCGGGTCCATGGCGACCGGATCCGACGGACTCCCTGCGGATGGTCTGACCCGGTACCGCAAGGAGATCAACCAATGGAGGAAACTGTAATGGCAGTCAACGACTTTGTCCGGAACACCGTCATGGACGGTTTCAGCCGGAAATTCTGCTTTCTGGAAAAAAAGCTCGTTTCTGATGGGCTGTTCGGCTCCACCACCACATGGGTGCCGGGGCTGGAATTCGAGGGCGTAGAACGCCACGACACCACCATTGAGGCACAGCAGGCCGAGCAGCAGGGCACCGCTTCCACCTATTCGATCTACGTTGACAAGGGCGTTCAACTCGCCCCCTTCGACCGCATCAAGCGGTTGGAGGACGCGCAGGTATTCGAGGTCACATCTGCCAGCTCAGACAAGCTGTCTCCGGCGGAAAGCGGGATGAACCTTGCAGTTGTCCAGTGCAAAAAGGCGGTGTTGACCTGATGGGCACAGCAGAAGCCATTACAACGGCGCTGAACAGCTTTTTTGTGCTGTTTGATATTCCTGTGTACCCGGAGGATTTTGTGCCGCAGGGCGCTTCCTTGCCCTATATCACAGTGCTGCCGGTCATTCCCAAAGGATTTGACGAGAGCAGCACCTTCCACGCGCGGCTGTGGTATCCGGTGGACGGCGGAAAGCTGCCCATCATCCGCAAAACAGACGAGATCCGCGCTGCCCTTGGCGATGGGCTTACCATCGAGTGCGAGGGCGGCGCAATTCTTTTATGCGCAGGCAATCCGTGGTCGCAGTCTATGGACAACCCACCGGAAAAATACCTGTGCACATACCTTACTTTTGACGTCACATCCTTTGTGGTGTGAGAAAGGATAACGCATGAACAAAATGTATCACGCCATTTCGGCAGATGCTTTCAAAAAGCTTCAGTTTCAGGCGGGTGCGCTGCTCAAGAAGTTTGACCCGGCGGGTACAACCCCCATTGCTGCAGAAGATCTTATCTGCCTGACCTCCGGCGGCATCACCATTTCCTGCAAGCCCAACACCATTGATCTGGGCGAGGATCTGGACGAAGTGCCCGAGAACACCTACCAGCTCAAGCACATCACCAGCTGGGATTGCGGTATGTCCACCACCTGCATGACCGTGAGCGCCGACACCATCAAGCTGGAGCTGGGCGCTGCGGACGTTGAAACCAACAAGATCACCGTGCGCGAAGACTACAAGGACACGGACTTCCAGGACATCTGGTGGCATGGCAACCTGATCGGCGGCGGTTATGCCGCGGTTAAGCTGATGAAGGCTGTGAGCGATGGCGGCATCGAGCTGAAAACCACCAAGGACGGAAAGGGCAACATCAGCCTGAGCTTGAAGGGTCACTACGACATGACCGACACCAGCAAGGTGCCTATGGAGTTCTACGTCAAGGAGGCAGAATAAATGATCCTTACCATCAATCTTGACCCCGTGGAAGCGCTGCCCAAGCTGTATGATGCGGTGGACGGCATCACGCGCATGGTCATGGACGCAAAGGACAACGTGGACAACCCGGAGACCAAGGCAGCCCGGGAAACCATCGTTGCAAACGCCCTGAAGATGCTGGGCGCTGAGCCCGCCGAAACCGCAGATGGCAAAAAAAAGCTGACCCCGCGCGAGTTTGCGCTGGCTGCGCTGGACTTTATCAAGCCCCTGATGAAGATTGACCCGCAGCGCACCGTGAACGCCCTGCACCAGCTGTACACGCTGGAAGAGGGCGAAAAAGACACCCTGCCCAAGGCGTTTACTGCACTTACCAAGTCCGTGATGCAGAAAGACGTGCAGGATTTTTTGTCCTCGCTGGCAGACTTGAACGGCCTGAGTTTTGGCACTACGTCTGCCGAGCCGACCTCCAGCATCTCCGCGCCTACGGCTTAAAGTATTTCGTCTGGTTCGTAATCAGCGAGATGCGGGAACAGCAGCGCACAAGAGCATACCAGCTGTACACGGCGGATATGCTCTATCTTTGTGCTGTATCTCTTGGTCAGCCGGTGGAGAAGCCCTTCAGCGAGATCATGGCAGAGTACGACAAGCCGCTATCTGAGCGCAGGCACGAGACTACGCTGGAAGAAGCGCAGGCGTGCTGGGAAAAGACCCTTGCAGACAGCAGAAAAGCCGCAGGGCAGAACGGAGGTGGTGATGCATGAATATCTTTAATTTGATGGCTACTTTGGGGCTTGATACCTCCGAGTATGAGCAAAACCTCGAAACTGCCCAAAAAGAGACGCAAAGCGCAGCAAACTCGCTGAACCGTAGCGCAAACACCGCCGGGAGCGGCGTTTCAGGCATGGCAAACCAGTTTGCAGCAGCCAGCGCAAAAGCGACTGTCCTTGCAAATATGCTTACCTCGCTTGGGACAAAAGCGGTAGGCCTTGCAAAGGGCTTTGTCGAGATGGGCATTTCTTATAACGCCCAGATAGAAAAGTACACCACCGGCTTTACCAATATGTTGGGCAGCGCACAGGCCGCACAGGAAGCCATGCAGGCAATTCAGGAGGACGCAGCCCGCACCCCGTTTGACGTGGCATCCCTGACGCAGGCAAACCAGCTGCTTATCAGCGCAGGCGAAAATGCTGCGTATTCCCGCAAGGTCATCAATGCACTGGGCGATGCAGTTTCCGCAACTGGCGGCGGCAATGCGGAACTGTCCCGCATGGCGCAGAACCTGCAGCAGATCGCCAACGTTGGAAAGGCTGCAAGCATTGACATCAAGCAGTTTGCCTATGCAGGCATCAACATCTATCAGGTTTTGGCCGACTATACCGGTAAATCGGTGCAGGAAGTCCAGAACATGACCATCAGTTATGACCTGCTGTCTCAGGCTCTTATCGCAGCCAGCGAAGAGGGCGGGCGCTACTATAACGCCATGGACACCCAGAGCCAGACCATGAACGGGCGTATATCCACCCTGAAGGATAACGTCAGCCAGCTGGCTGGACTTATGACCGGCGACCTTTCCTCCGGCATCGGTGTTGTGATAGGCCACCTGAACGACATGGTTGTCGCAGCGCAGGAAGCCTACAAGGAAGACGGCTGGAAAGGTCTCGGAAACGCAATCCTTGAACTGGATAATCCCATCAGTGCCATCATCAAAAAGTTTGGGCAGCTTGGCAGCGCGGCTGTTAGTGCACTGGATAAGGCAAGCTACTATCTGAACAAGGCACTGGGCAAAAATGCTTATGCGGGGTACGACAGCTACGAGGACTACAAGTCAGACCAGCAAAAGCAAAGCAACAGGAACCGGCTGCGGCAGAACGCTCTTTCCGGCAAAAGCGTAAGCAACAAAAGCTGGTCTGAGCGACAAGCAGAAGCAGCGGCCGCGAGCGGCGGCAGCTCCATCGTTACAAGTCCTTCCAGTTCCTCCGGCAAGAGCGCCGGCACAAAATCCAAGACCGAAACCGTCATTGCGTCCGTGTCGCATACTGCAACCACCACCGCACAGAACGCGCTTGGCGCCGTGACTACAAGCGTTGAGACCTTGCAGGAGAAGGTAAAGGACGCAGCGGGCAACATCAAAGACCGCGTTACAGAGACCACCACCGAGACCGGCAAAGAGATGGTCAACGGCGTTGCTACTACCTATACGCTTGTGACCAAGAAAGTCACGGACGCGAACGGCAAGATAAGCACCACGACCAAGAAGGTCTACGCCGATATGTCCAAGACCCTGACCGGCACCCTGACCAAGGTTGCAGAAACGACCTTTGACGGCATCACGACCAAAATCCAGGAAGCTACAGAAAAATACGCCGACGGCAGCGAGCATATCAAGAAGACTGTCACAGAGACCGGCCAGCGCATCGGAAAGAACGGCGCGGAGACCTACGAGAAGATCATCACCTACATCGACGGAATCGAAGATAAGGTGAACGAGACCTCTACTCTTATCGACAAGAGCGTAAAGGGCACCCAGAGCCGCATTGACCAGTACCTCAGCGACGCTTCCGGAGAATCCGACAAGGGCATCTTCGGGCTGCTGAAAAGCACCATAAGTGACGCCAAAAACGAGGACTGGTCAAGTCTTGCACTCGATGTTACCAAGCTGATCTGGGGCGAGGTGTCGCAGGGTCAGCGCGAAGTGATTTCCAAGTGGTTTGACAACGCCCTTGCCGCCGTGAACGAATCTTACTATGGCGGTGGTCTGAAAAGCGCATTTACCGCCGTAGAAAGCCTGTTTAAAGACGGCATTGTGCCGGGCGTAAACAATGCCACGACGGCAGTTGATTCCTTCTCTAAGGTCGTGAGCGGGCTTGCGAGCTCTGGCGGCGTTGGCGGCTCACTTGGCAGCATTGTGCAGGGTTTTTCTGGCATGGCTGGCGGCATCACGTCCGCGCTTGGCACTGTGGTGTCGTTCATCTCTGCAAACCCAGTCCTTGGCGTCATTCTCGGCGTTGGCGCTGCGGGCGCTGCAGCTGGCGGCATCGGGCTTGCGCTGTGGGCCAAAAACAAAAAGAGCAAAGACCCGGTCAATAATTACAAGAGCCCGTTTGACGATGTGGGCGTGTACGACAGCCTGAACGAGTTTTCTACGCGGTCTGCGATGCAGTACCGCGTGATTGGACAGAGCAGCCACGCAGACAAGCAGACCAGCATTCTGGAGCGCATCGAGGAGCTTCTGGACGAGCATCTGCCTGCCATTGGCACCGGTCAGGTGGTCATGGATTCCGGCGAGCTGGTGGGCGTTATTTCGCCCAGGATGGCACAAAATGTTGACGCGCGCATCGGTGTGACCGTGACGAGGAAAGCGAGGGGTGTGTAATGAGCAAACTTCTGGGCGCACAAATTGGCAACTTCCACACCCTGAAAGACTGGGGGCTGTATCTCAAGGTCGGAAGCCCAAAAATCGGCCCTGCTGAGGTGGATGACTACCTTGTGCAGGTGCCGGGGTCTGATACCCTGCTCAACCTGACCAGTTCTTTGGACGGCAGGCCACACTACAAAAAGCGCACCATTACCATGGAACTCAAGTGCACTGCACCGAAAAAGCAGTGGGAGAACCTCTACAGCACTATCGCAAACGCCATCCACGGAAAATGGCTTCAGTGTAAATTCGACAATGACCCCAGTTTTTACTGGGAGGGCCTGTGGGAGGTGTCCGTCAGCAAGGACGCATTATACTGTGTGTTTACGATTACAGGCACTTGCGACCCCTTCAAACGCAGTGTATACGACGGCTCTGATGACTGGCTGTGGGATGACCTTGTATTTGATACGGCGATCATCCGCGATTATACGGATATCCAGCTCAAAGCCAACGAGGACATCACCGTAACCGTTACCGGTGCACCAAGAGCGGCTGGCATCTACTTCAAGCGCAGCGAGGACGCTGCGGACATTGCGGTGTCTCTCAATGGCCTTGAGGTTGGCATCCTTGCAAAGTCTACAGAGTGGCAGTACATTGAGGGCTTGCATATGCCGGATGGCGTTGTAGGTACTCTCATCTTTGCGGCGTCTGCGGATTGCAGCATTAGCATCCGATATCTGGGGGGCAGCTTATGAGCTATAAAGTTTATGCGGGCGTCCAGACCGGCGTTGACGTGTGGAAGACAAAGACCTGCATTTACGACCCAACGGACTACACGGACACAAAAAAGATCATCAGTCCAACTCTGACACGGGAGGTGAGCAAGGCCGGTAGCTTGGAATTCACCCTGCCGCTTGGCAATGTGGCCCACTCAGCTTTGCAAAAAATGCGCACGACCGTGTCCGTAGAACAGGACGGTGTGCGCATCTGGGAGGGCAGGCCCATGAGCCATGAGCAGGATTTTATGCTGCGTCAAAAAGTCTTTTGCGAGGGAGAGCTGGCCTACCTCAACGACAGCTCTGTTGCGCCATATACAGCCAAAGACGTGACGATCAAGCAATTTCTTTCGTTCCTGCTGGAAAACCACACCGGCATGGTGGACGCATACAAGTCGTTTATCTGCGGAAATGTTGGCTTTCCAAGCACCAGCGTGGTGGTGCCAGAGCTGCATAACTGCGTGATGAAGCTGGACTACATGGCGGGTACTCCGGACAGTGACGGCGATTATAGGTATGAATATGGACTTTATACCTCATCCGGCGTTCAGCTTGTGAGCCAATATGAAGCTGGCTACTCGGATGACGACACGGCCCCGGATCCATCTGCGTATAGCTGGACACTGAACGAAAAGCATGAAGCCTCTTCCATTGACGGACACATTTGGCGCACTGGAAAAGGCCTTTTTTCCGTGAGCGTAAACGTGGCTTTGTCCTTGGATGGGGACGGCCAGACGCACGAAGCCACGCAAAGAACGGTTACGCCGGATATCACATGCGCTACGCACTCAAAATCCTTTCCGCCTGAGACGGAATACGATCTCAAAGACACGGTCTCGAAAAATTGGAAAATCGAAAAGAAGGGAGACGGCTATGCCGTCTTGTTCAACGGTGCAGCTTTGCCGGATTCTTCCGTTGTCCGTTACGATTCTGCGCCACGGTACACCTTTGGCGATGGACGAAATTTTGGCGTTACATGGGATGTCATCCAAAATGAGCTTGTGGATGTATACGGCGGTTATCTGATCGTCCGGCACGAAAACGGGGCCCGGTATCTGGACTACGTCCAGGAAGTGCAGGAGAAAAATGGGCAGCCCATCGCATTCGGCACAAACCTGCTCGACCTGAGCAGCTACGTCAAAGCAGAGGATATTGTCACCCGCGTCATTGCCGTCGGAAAAAAGAAATCCGGCTGGTTTTTGTGGGAGAAAACCAACACCATCACGGCAACCGCTAACGACGCCACCGCGCAAAAGCTGTTTGGCATCATCGCGCGGGTCATTGTGCAGGACGGAACCGAAAACACAACGCAGTCGCTTCTGGATGCCGCAAACGCGGAGCTGTCCAAAAACTTGCGTTACCTTGACGGAATCACGGTAAAGGCTGTGGACCTCAAGGATGCCGGTGTGGATATCGCCCGCCTTGGCTTTGGCAAGATGACACACATCTACTCCAACCCGCACGGGGTGAACACCTGGCTTTTGTGCTCTAAGCTTGTGGAACCTTTGGACGCGCCGGACAAAAAAGAATTCACGCTGGGCATTGATTTCTCCAGCGTCAGCGACTTGCAGGCCCTGAGCGCACGAAAAGCCAGTGACGCCTATGACCTGAGCCGCTCGCTGAAGGGCTATGCATCCGCAAAGGGGTGATAAATTGGATAAGACATTTGACGAAGCAATTTCCGAAGTCCGCAATGCAGAACGCGGCGTGGAAGTACGGGAAGCCCTTGCACAGGGCTTTGAGTATGTGAAGCAGTATGGCGAGGTTGTTATCGCGCGGCAGGAAGAAGCTGTTCAGAGTGCGGAAACAGCAACAAACGCGGCGGCAACTGCCACAGCACAGGCCGCAGCAGCAGCCCAGACAGTCAAGGACGCCACTGCAAACGCCATAAGCGCAGCGCAAGAGCAGGCAGGTATTTCGACATCGAAAGCCGAGGAATCTGCTTCCAGTGCCGAAGAAGCAGCGGCCAGTCAAACTGCTGCCGCGTCTAGTGCATCTGCCGCAAAGGCCAGCGAGGAAGCAGCTGCAAAGAGTGCCGCCGACGCAAAGGCTATCGTGTCCACTGACACGACCCTGACCGTATCGGGCGCACCGGCTGATGCAAAAGCGACCGGCGACGCCCTGGATCGGAGGTACACCAAGGCCCAGGCCGACGCCAAGTTCGGCACGCCGTACACCCTGCCGCCCGCTACGGCAGACCAGCTGGGCGGCGTGAAGGTGGGCGACTATCTGGACATTGCCCCGGACGGCACCCTGAGCGGCAAGACGCTGTATGACACCATCGCGGCCAGTGTGGCGGTCAAGTCGGAGGCGCGGCTGGTGTGGAGCGGAAAAACAACGATTTGGAGGAGAAAAACTGAGACAATTAACGTTCAGGACGGTGTAGATTACGTTAACCTCCGCGTAAACGAAGCTGATTTTAATCTTACCCCTGGTATGGCATATGAAGCTAACATTTCTGGCGCGGGAAGTCTCACGGTCACAGTATTATTTTCGGCCGACAAAAAACGTCTTGAATGTACCCTTACCAATACGCTGAATACTGTATCGGTTGTATTCACCGGCTACCACTACCCGACGTTGGAAGAGCTGCTGACCGAGACGCAGGCCGCGCAGGCGGACACGGACGCCCTGGCGGTAGATCAGGAGTACCGCGTCGCCCTGCTGGAGCTGGGACTGACCGACGACACCACCACTGATACAAGAACCACATAAGGAGGTAAAAACTATGTTGTATCGTATCTGTAAACGCCTGATCGAGCGCGGACAGACCGCTGGTCTTGCGGACAAGCTGGACGTTTTCTACGCCATTGGCCGCATCACCGATGCCGAGTATAAGGAGCTGATCGAGCTGCTGGAGGACAAGACCGGCAATAAGAACAAGGAGGCTTAAATGAGTAAAACAATCATGGACGTTTCCCGCTGGCAGGGCAACATCGACTGGGACAAGGTCAAGGCCAGCGGAAAAATTGACGGCGTGATGCTGCGGGCAATGGGCAACAGCAAGACAGGCGCACCCAGCAAGCCGTATCTTGACCCGACCTTTGAGCGCAACTATGCAGAGTGCACTCGGCTTGGCATCCCGGTAGGCGTGTATGGCTATTTCAAGGCCGTCAGCCGGGCAGAAGCTGACAAGGAGCTGGCCCTGCTGAAAAGCGCCCTGATCGGCAAGACGCTGCGCCTGCCGGTGGCTGTGGACATCGAGGACGCGCTGCCCGCGAAACTTAGCAAAGAGGTGCTGACAGACCTGACCGCTTACGAGCTAAAAACGGTGCAGGACTGGGGATTTTACTCTATCTTGTACACCTACCTGAGCTATGCAGACAAGCACCTTTACATGACCGGCGCGGCGCTCAAGCCCTATGATGTGTGGCTGGCTGCCTACCGTAGCCAGAAGCCCGCCACGGTATACCCCTATGGGATGTGGCAGCATACCAGCTCAGGCAGCGTTCCGGGCGTTGCAGGCAATGTTGACCTGTCCATTGCCTACAAGGACTATACCAGCATCATTTGCAAGAAGGGCCTGACCCGTCTCCGGGAGGGCAAATGACCGAAAAAGAAGCTCTCCTGTGGGTGCTTGGCATCCTTGGCAGCCTGTGCGCTGCGGTCATCACCATCGACAAGGTGCTGGACATCATCCACAAGTACGTCAAAAATGCACAGGCCCCCGACGATGCGCAGAACAAGCGCCTTGACGACCTTGACCGGCGTGTTGGCGCACTGGAAACCGGCTATACCCAGCACACAGCGGCACTTTCCCGCGATTTGAGCCGCTTTGGAGACATCGACGAAGTGAACCGCCTGACCCTGCAGGCCGTGCGTGCCTTGCTAGAAGCGCAGCTCACCGGAAATAACGTTCAGGCCATGCAGAAAAGCAAGGCCGAAATTGACAACTATTTGACAGAAGGAGTAACGAAACATGGCAGCAATTCTTAATTTCATCCCCGCCCCCGTCGCAATCGTTCTTATTATCGTCGGCTTTGTGGCTTTGGCTGTCGGCGCTATCCGAATGGGCTATAAGCAGCTTGTCAAAGATCTGGCCTATGACCTCGTGTGCAAGGCCGAGGACAGCATCATGGGCAGCGGCCAGGGCGCAAAGAAAAAGAAGCAGGTCTTTGACGCCCTGCGTGCGGCCTGCCCTGCATGGCTGAAGCCTATCATCACGGATGAAGTGCTTGACGCGGTGATTGAAAAGGCCGTAATCCTGATGAAGAAGGCACTGGCAGAAAAGAAGCCTACCATCAACAAGGAGTAAAGCATGATCGAGCTAAGCGTATCTCTCGCATCCAATGGCGTCGTCAAAGTGCCGGGCTATGAGCAGCTGGTGCGCTTTGGCTACACCAAAAACCGGGGCGTGTACCGCCTTGCCGTCACTGCCGCCGGTGAGTGGGAAGGGCTGGCTATCCGCTGCTTCTGGCACGTGCCGGACGGCAAAGACCCGGCGTCCTCGCTGGTGGTGGACGGCTCTGTGGCCGTGCCCGCCAGCGTGACCGCCCAACCCGGCAATGGCTGCATCACCTTTGAGGGAAGCGACGGCACCCGCACGGTGACAAGTGCAGATCTGCGCTACCGTGTGGCTGCCAACTCCGGCACGGAGGACGGCACAGAGCCGGAGCCGGGCACCCCTGCCTGGCAGGAGCTGGTGGGGGCCGTTCACACCGATGCCACCGCCGCAGAGCAAGCCAAGACCGATGCACAGACAGCAGCACAGCAGGCTGCCACCAGTGCTGGCAATGCAGCCCAGAGCGCTCAGGAAGCCGCTGACAGCTTACAGGAGCTGAAGGACGGCATTGCCGCTGGTGACTTCAAAGGCGAGAAAGGCGACACTGGTCCCATCGGTCCGGTCGGCCCGCAGGGTGAGACAGGCCCACAAGGCCCCACTGGTGCTACCGGAGCCACTGGCCCTCAGGGTGAAACTGGCCCTCGTGGTGAACAGGGGCCGCGGGGCGAGAAGGGCGAGACCGGTGAGGTGGGCCCTGCTGGCGCACCCGGCAAAGACGCCACCGTGGACGCCACCCTGACCCAGAGCGGCAAGGCAGCTGACGCTAAAGTGACCGGCGACGAGCTGGCAAGAAAAGCCGTCATAGATGACACCACAGTCGGCACCGACGCATGGAGCGCAAAGCACCTTGTGGACATGCTCTGCCCGCCCATCTCTGAGACCGGCAACCCAATGGTGTGCTATCCTGTGGCGGGATATCCGTTGGGATGCAAGGTGAGTTGGGAGCCGACGCAGCAGGGCGAAGGAACGCCGTACCCGGCAGGTGGCGGACCTAACCTGCTGGATATATCTCAATGTACGGCTACAGTAGGTAAGCCTTATGGTGTGACTATAACGATTGAGGGCGATGTATTTAAGGTTAGCGGTGTGCCGTCAAGCGAGGTGACGGAGGAGGGCCAATACTCGTTTGCCGTTGCCTCGTGCACTCAAACCGAACTGCGCGGGAAGGGCTATAAAATCACCCCGTTTGCGTTAAAGGGGGATGTATCATCTGCGTGGGGACTGCGCACAGAAGATGAAGATAGCCTTTCTATAGCCGCTAAACTGACGCCCGGCGTGAATACCGACATACAGCTTAGGCTAATGGTGTCCAAAGATACACCAGCCGCCTATGCACCCTACGAAAACATCCGGCCAATTTCCGGGCGGGATGCGGTGAAAGTGGAGCGGTGCGGGGAAAATCTGCTGGACGAAGCGCGTTTTCCAATCTCTAAAACTAAAAATCATCTTATGATAACCTCTAAAATGACGTTGCCTGCCGGAACTTACACGGTTTGCATTTTGTCAGTGGCAAATGGAGTCTACGCAGACGGAGCTGACGTTAACCATACATATGACTCCAATAAGCACACATTCACACTTGCTAGACCGACCGCAGTACAGTTAAAAGCGTACTGGATAAACGAACTGCCTGAAAAGGATGAACATATTTGGCTTGTCAAAGGCAATGAATGGAGAGCCTACACACCTTACATCGGCCAAACCGCCACCCTGACCCTACCCCGCACCATCTACGGCGGTACGGTGGATGCAGTGACGGGAGATGGGCAGGAGACGTGGGGCACGGAAACTATAAGTAGAATTGCATCAATAGACGAACTTACTTCTGTGGTGCGGTGCGCAGCCACGTTATTGCAAAAGTCTGTCACTGCAAAATCTGGCTCAGCTATTAGCAACTGGCTCGGAGAATATGTATCTTATGTAGAAGATAAAGAATCATTTTATACCAACCAGACACAGATTTATATCAAAATCTCAAAAACGCGGCTTTCGTCTTTCAACGTTGCCGGAGTTAATGCGTATTTATCAGAGCATCCTCTCACCGTATGCTACAAGCTGGCAGCGCCCACTCCTTTCGCCGCAACCGGCGCACGGCCTATTCCCGCTCTGAGCGGCGTGAACACCCTGATGACCGACGCTGACAGCATGACGGTGACCGGCAGAGCGGACCCCATCAAGCGCATCATTGACCTTGAGGATGCTGTGGCATCAATGACCAACACATAAGGAGGTACATACATATGGCAATCAAAAGCAAATCTCGCCATGACCTGACCCTGCGCTCCATCAAGCGGGAAATTGCAGCAGGACGCGATGTTGCGTTCTGGCTGGATAAAGCATATATGCACTACGACAACGGACTGCTGACCGCAGATGACATTGCAGAGGTGGAGCAGCTGGCGCAGGCGTACTACGATGCACTGGATGCGGAGGACGCTGAGGAAATCACGCAGTAAGGAGGATATCATGGCAAGCACTACATACGACCATTTTGTTGGCGCTAACAAAATGTACGCCGCACAAGAGCAATTTCGTGACATCACGAAAATGGTGACAAAACGTCACCATTTTGCCGTGCTTGGCAATATGGTGCGTAACGCCGGACAGCTCCCGCAGCCCTTCTGGCTCGGTGCTGCCTGTGGCGGCGGCTCGTGTGGTGCTGCCCGCTGCGCTGCAAAGGCTTGACAGACAGCAGATGACCGCCGCCATCAAAAACGCACCGCTTGGGAGGGTAGACCGTAAGATAGCCTTACTGCGGTACGTCGAGCGGCTTCCGCTGCCGGACATTGCGGCACAGACACATTACAGCCGGACGGCGATAGGCTACCGGCTGAAAGGAATTGAAAAAATGCTGGATGTATGATATACTAATCTTGTCTAGGGATTAGTTTTGAGATTTTGCTCTGGCGATTCAAAAAAGCGGCAGGCTTTCGGGTTTGCCGCTTTTCTTTTTATATGATTTGTGGTATAATATACCCAATAGAACCCGTCGAGCCTCTTAACAATGCGTATCATGGCGGGTCATTCAAGAGCTAACTCCGTGCTTAACGGAGAATTAAAAAAGCAGTCGCCAGATTCGGCGCTGAACAGTCTCCCACCCGCCTCCTTGCAGTGCGTACCATGTGGGAGACGCAGAAACCCCCGGTGTTCCGTTTGGAGCATCGGGGGATTTTTTACTTTTTCTTCAATTCCTCAAGCCTGCTGGAAAGTTCTTCTTCCCATCCTTCATGTTCTTTAAGGTACGGGGCGTAGATCAGGTCTTCGGCCTCTTTGCGGGCCGCAACGGCTTCTTCGATTGTGTCATAGCTGCCGAGATGATATTGCTTGCGTTGGAAGTTGATATATGCACGCCATCGGCCGTGGTTGTCTTTACACACGCCATTTGCGCCAGAAGTGGAATTTTTATTGATATGGCCTCCAACCCTTGTGCGAATCGACATAATGGAAGAGCCACCCGCGTAAGCTGTGCTGTGAATTGCCCCGGTTTTTTCTCCAATGTCCCTGTTGCAATCTGCGCAATGCTGGATTCGAGAAATCCTTGTGATCTTTACGGTGGTTTCCTTCCCACATTTCGGGCAAATAGCACGGCACAGAAAACAACCTGACCTCTTTTCGGGCAAAACTTCCAATACTTTCCATCCGTTAATAATCTGTCCTTCTTTTTTCTTCGCCTTTCGTAAAGCCGTCTCCGTCATGGCTGGCTTTTGCCCTCGATTCGCGCAAGACAGACAGCTGCGGCTTTTGCCAAGACGCAGGGAGCTGTCATACACGTCTTTTACCACTCCGCACTCACACTGGCATGTGTAGTAGTGCGGCTTTTCAGACGGCGCAAGTACCGTCCACTTTCCAAAATGCTTTCCAGTCAAATCTGCCATAACATTCTCCTCAGATCAGCCCATAGTGCTCGGCCAGCAGGAAGCGGACGTATTCCGGGCAGTCGCGCTCGCCCAAACACCACCCCTGCACCGTGCGGCGCGGGATGCCCGCACCCTTTGCAAAGGCGGTCTGGCTGATGCCGGATGCCACCACCATCTCCCGCACGCTCATACGGGAGACGTCCCAGAGATGGGACAGGCGGGCGATCTCGGCGTCCAGATCGACATGCCCCTCGGCATCGTCCGGGATGCTGAGTGTAACGTTATTGATAAAGATTTCCTTCGGCTGCTTGGCAGCCATGCCAAAAAGTTCTGCATTGCTGTACATAGTTGACTTCCTTTCTTTTGGGTGATAATATGTTCGTGTACCTCCATGGTACGTCTTTCACAAAATCCCCTGCCAGATGTTGCGAGCATCCGGCAGGGGATTTTTTTATTTACAGGTCAATCCACTCTTCGTTCTCTTTGAGCGTCTCGACGTACTGGGGGTAGATGTCGCTGATGATGACGTCCTTCTCCATGTCGTCCAGTTCGCCGCTCATGAGCGCTTCGGACTGCTCATTGGTCAAGTGCATGTCTGCTGTAAACGTATCCGTTGCGTGATCACGGCAGTGCAAAACCTCACCATCGCAGCCGATGTGGGCGTAAATCGTCCAGACGGTTTCGTCTGGCTCCCACTGCTGCCAGTCCATGGTCTTGTATTCGTCAGGCTCCACCTCGGTGCCGTTCTCCATGACCTTTGCGGCGAACTCTTCAGCGTTAAGGATCTTCATATTTTTTACCTCCATGTTGTTGTGTGTTGGTGTCTTTCGCTGTCTTTATTATACGCTCATTGAGCGCAAAAGTCAAGCCTTTTTGTAAAAATTTGCGCTCAATGAGCACTTTTTTTCTTTTGGCAAAATAGAGCATTTTTGTCCTTCGTTGGTCGCTCGTTGCCTCTCCCGCCGGGCGGCTCTGCTACACTGGGCGCAAAGGAGGCAAGCGCCAGTGTGGATCAAGTTCAGCCCCAACCCCAACGGGGGCAGCGTCGGAGACTGTGCTGTGCGTGCGGTAGCTGCGGCCACTGGGCAGAGCTGGGAGCAGGCCTACATTGGATTGGCGCTGACCGGCTTTGCTCTCGGCGATATGCCCAGCGCCAACCGCACATGGGGCGCATACCTCCAAAAGCACGGATTCAAGCGTCGCCTTGTCGAGGCGGACTGCACCACCTGTTACACGGTGGCAGATTTTGCCCGGGAGTACCCGAACGGCGTGTATGTACTGGGCTGCTCCGGCCACGTTCTGGCCGTGGTCAACGGCGACTGGCTAGACAGCTGGGACAGCGGCGCAGAATGCCCAATCTACTACTGGTACAAGGAGGACTAAGCAATGCCGATCTATAACGGATACCCACAAGTGTATTACCCGCAACAGCCGCAGGGGCAGCTTGAACAGCTCAGGGCGGCACAGTACCAGCCCCAGCCCGTCATGATGCCTACAATGCAGGGGCAGGCCGCACAGGCGGACAGCGGTTTTATCTGGGTACAGGGTGAAGCGGCAGCTCGGGGCTATCTGGTCGCCAACGGGAGCCGGGTGCTTTTACTGGATGCCGATTCCGATACCTTTTACATCAAAGAAGTGGGACAGGACGGCAGGCCGTTCCCTCTCCGCATCTACGACTACAAAGAACGCACCAGCGGCCCCAAAGCGTCGATCGCTGCCACGCAAGCCGCAGGCGGGGAGTATGTCACCCGCAAGGAGTTCGACGCGCTGGCGGCAAAGCTGGCGGCGTTGGAGAAGCAGGAAGCACCAGAGCCGGAAAAGGAGAGCTAAACGATGAGCAGCAGCTTGTACAACTCGATGGGCCGACAGACCCAGAACCCCATTGGCGGGCAGTTCCAGCAGTTTATGGGCCAGATGCAGGGAAAGAACCCGCAGGAGATGATAAACCAGATGCTCACCTCCGGGCAGCTCTCACAACAGCAGCTCAACGCCATTCAGCAGCGGGCACAGCAGATCGCGCCGATGCTCAACGGCATGAAAAATATGTTTGGATTCTAAAATGCGGCCGCATTTAGAATAAATTTCAAAATCTAACGTAAAGGAGTAAAACTATGTCTCTTTCTTCTGATAGCACGGTTCTGACCATGCCGGTACAGCCCGCCAACGGTTACAGCAACGGCTTCAACGGCTGGGGCGGCGACTGGATGGGTTGGATCGTCCTCTTCCTGATTTTCGGCATGTTCGGCTGGGGCGGCATGGGCGGCTTTGGCTGGGGCGGCGGCATGGGCGGCGCTTCGCCTTATATGACCAGCGCTGTCACACAGGCAGACCTGCAGCGCGGCTTCGACAACCAGAGCGTCATGAACAAGCTGAACGGGCTGGAAAGCGGCCTGTGCGATGGCTTCTATGCCATGAACACCGGGATGCTTCAGGGCTTCAACGGCGTGCAGCAGGGCCTGAACGGCGTCACCAACGCCATGCAGCAGGGCTTCAACAGCACCAACGTTGCGCTGATGCAGGGTCAGAATGCTCTGGCTACACAGCTGGCAGACTGCTGCTGCAAGACCCAGACCGCGATCCAGGGAGTCAACTACAATCTGGCCACGCAGGAGTGCGACACCCGGAACCAGATGCAGCAGGGCTTCTGCGCAACGCAGAACACCATGAACAACAACACCCGGGACATCATCGAGAATCAGAACAGCAACACCCGCGCGGTGCTCGACTTCCTGACCAATGATAAGATCGCCACCCTGCAGAGCGAGAACAACGAGCTGCGCCGGGCTGCTTCTCAGGATCGCCAGAGCGCGTTCCTGACCACCGCGATGAACGCGCAGACCAACCAGATCATCGGGACTCTGCAGCAGAAAGCTCCCGTGCCTGCCTATCAGGTGCCTAACCCCAACGCCATTTACTATGGCTGTGGGACCGGCTGCGGCAGCTGCGCATAACCGAATCACGGCAACTTTTTCCAAAATGGAAAATGTTCAGCCCCTGAGCTGATTTTGCAAACCAGAGCGCCGGGGCAAAAGCCCCGGCGTTTTTATTATGAAAGGAGCATTTGAATGACCTTAGCAGAGCTGAAACAGCAGTTTGTAGATTATCTGTACAGCATGGATAAGAACAAAATGAGCATGATGGAATTGAACACCTATGTTTTTATTTTGAAAACCCTGCTTGATACGGAAAAAGCAGATCCATCCAATTCTTGGATGGATATCTTAAAAACCGTTTATGCAGTAAATGCGCCTGTTTGTGCAGAAAAGGAGGTTTCGGATAATGGCTGAATTTAGCAACTCTAACACCGTTAGCGTGGCGGCGGGTGAAAACCTTCCCCTGACCGAGACCGCAGTGAAAGCCCCTGCCTGCATCATGCACCGTGAGGGCAGCGGCCTCGTGACCCTGCGCGGTCTGACCAATCAGTGCAGGGCCCGCTTCAAGGTAATCTTTGGCGGAAATATCGCCATTCCAACCGGCGGCACTGTGGGGCCCGTTTCCGTGGCGCTGGCTGTCGGCGGTGAGTCGCTGACCAGTGCGACCGCCATTGTCACCCCGGCGGCAGTCGAAAATTACTTCAACGTTTTCGTGGCTGCGTTCATCGAGGTGCCGCGTGGCTGCTGCGTGACCGTGGCGGTTAAGAACACCAGCGCGCAGACGGTCAGCATTGCAAACAGCAACCTGATCGTTGAGCGGGTAGCATAAGAAAGGAGATAAAGCCATGCTGGATAAACTGAACCATCTGAAAGATGAAATGTGCGACGAGCTCATGGAGCTGACCGACAAAAAGAACCGGTCCCCTGGCGATGTTGAGATGATCGGCGAGATCGTGGACATCATTCTGGACATCCACCGCATTGAGGATTACTGTGAGGGCGGCGAGTACAGTCGTGCGGGCGAGTGGGCTGCTGACATGCGCGGGACTTTCGGCCACGATGCCGGAAACGGTTACAACCGGGGCAACAGCTATGCCAACCGAGGCCGTCACTATGTTCGTGGGCATTACTCCCGCACGGATGGCCGTGAGCGCATGATCTCTGACATCGAGGACATGATGAAGGAGGCCACCGGCGCAGAGCGCGATGCATACAAGCGGGCCGCTGACATCTTGCGCAACGCATAAGAAAGGGGGGCGGCAGGTATGGATATTGACGAGATCAACACCCACATTCACAAGCTGAAATGTGGTTCAACGGACTGGCAGAGCGTGGAAAAGCTTGCCGCCCTCTGCACTGTGCGGGACGAGCTGGAAGAAAAGCAGGCACGTAAAACGCAGACCCAGGCATTGCCGCCCACGGATTACCGGGCGGCGTACTCCACGGCAACGGAACCGCAAAGCGACTTTGTGACGGCTGCCAGCTCTGTTCCTTTCGGCGGTCTGATGCAGGTGCTCGACGAACACATGAAGGCAATAAAGCTGGCGTACCCGAAAGAGTATGAGCTAGTGATGCGGAAGATAAGCGACTTGTAAAAAGACATAGAATGTGCTATTTTTACATAGCCTTCAACGTTGGGACACGAGACGCATAGTCTAACAATAAGTTAACAAGTCAATAACAATTTACGATAATGCGTCAAATAAACTTGATTTGTAAACAGATGGTCGGTGTCACACCATTTGCGGAGTTTACAGAAAAATATACATCCGTAAGCTCTACGGACGGTTTTGCCGCAACCGCCGCCATTGAAAAGAGTAACAATGTGCATAGTGTCAGAGCAAGTGCAATCAGTTTCTTTTTCATGATAACCACCTCATAAACAAAAATGAGCAGCCAACCAGCTGCCATAAAACAAAATTATCAAAGAGCTTTGCCAAAGGAGGAAAATAAAGTGCAAGAAAATAGCACAAAGTTTGCAAAACATGATATACTGGAAGAAAAAGAGTCGCACGACAAACTTGTGCGTCTTGCCGCCAGCGAGGTTCTTTCGCTATCTGAAAAGCAACTTCAAGAAGTCATTCGGAGGTTCTATGCTGTTTTGTAAACTGAACATTTTGAAGCAAGACGAGGACGGAAAATGGTACAAGCCCAAAAACCAGCACCGGATCCGGCGCTTCTTCGTTTACGATATTTTCTATCGCTTTGTCTGGGCGGCCGAGTGGTTCCTATTTGAAAAGTACCGGTAATACATAATCAGAAATCAGATTTACCAGCACCGGAATCAAAATCAATGTGACAATACCGCCGACTACTTTCGTCGGGAGCGAGTACCTGTTTGCTTTTCTATCTCGCAAATACTGCCTGCCGTTTTCCGTGATCCAAACCGCGGACTTGCAATAGCTCACCGATGCGGAATCTGCAAGGCCAAGTTCTTCAAGCGTCATAGCGTCCTGAAACAGGTCTTTCGTCCGCTCGATCCCACCGGGGTACTCCCGATTGAGGGCTTTCAACAGCTTGAGTTCTTTTCTATTAAGATGTACGCTCACTCTGGAAGCTCCTTTTTAACTGCCTGAGCAATCCGAACAATTTTCATAATGTTTTCGTCATCCATGCCGTCCAGCGCTTCCAGCAGCGCCCGGCGGGCTGGTGATAATTTTTCAAGCTCAATGCCATCTAAGGCGTTGGGCTTTTCTTTTTGCTCTTCGCCCATAAGCTCTTCAATAGAAATTCGTAGAAAATCAGACACAAGCAGTAGCTTATCTTTCGGCGGATAGCGCTTTCCATTAGCCCATTTTCCTACTGTTCCGTTGGCAAATTTCAAATCTTTCTCCATTTTTGTAATGGAGCTTCCTTGATTTTTGCACGATACACGGATGAATTCTACCAGCTCAGGCAAAGAACGCATAAAAAACTCCTCCAATAGCCTAATTTTCTATTGACAACTAGAAAATTAGGCTATATAATAGAGAGCGTAAGGAGCAAACAAAACCAAAGCCCCTGACAATATTATATCGGGCAGACGCTAGATTTTATTCACTTTGTACCTCGCAACTACATAGTAGCATATTTTCTAGTGATTTTCAAGCCCGGAAAGGAGAATTGCTAGTGAATGTATCAAAAATTGACCAGTTTTGCAAGTTGCACGGGCTGAGCCGCACCGATCTGGAGGCGGCGGCAGGCCTGAGCAACGGCGCAATTGGGAAGTGGGAGCGCTCGATTTACGGGCCCAGCCTTTCGCAGCTGCTCAAGCTCGCAAAGTATTTCAAGGTCACACTGAACGAGCTTGTGGTCTACGATGAGGCAGACGGAAAGAACGGCCACCAGCCCCATCGGGACGGGGTGTTGTGATGGGAGGAAAGGATATGGACGATCTGAAATCACTGATTCCAGTTAGCTACGATAACCCGGAGCGCCCCACGGTGAGCGGCCGGGAGCTGCACGACTTCTTGGAAGTCGGCGCAGATTATCGTCACTGGTTCCCCCGTATGTGTGAGTACGGCTTTACTGAGGGCGAAGATTTCAACTCGGTCAAAATTGACCGGGTTCAGAATGAGGGCGGGCGGATGGTCAGCCGCACAGTTGACGACCACCAGCTCACCATCCCAATGGCCAAAGAGCTCTGCATGATCCAGCGCAACGAGCGTGGCAAGCAGGCCCGGCAGTATTTTCTGGCCGTGGAGGCGCAATGGAACAGCCCAGAAGCGGTCATGCGCCGTGCGGTGCTTATCGCCCAGAGGCAGAACGACCAGCTCAAGGCCGCCAACCGCCAGCTTCTGGCAGAGAACAACGACCTGAAGCCGGATGCAGAGTATGCCCGGGCGGTGTGCGTGGGCAAGAACTGCCGCACCACTACCACCCTTGCTAAGGATTACGGCCTGAGCGCCGAGAAACTCAACAGCATCCTCCACGGACTGAAGATCCAGTACAAGACCAGCGACGGCCAGTGGGTGCTATACGCCAAGTATTGCGGCAAGGGCTACACCAAAAACCGCAAATCCACGCCGTTCCAGCACAAGAGCACCGGCGAGTGGGACACCAAGAACACCACCGTATGGACGGAAGCGGGTCAGCGGTTCATTTATGAGCAGCTCAAGGCCGTGGGAATGCTGCCCAGCGTGGAGCGCAAGCAGAGCGTGGAGCAGATGGAGCTTGCCGCCCGGCAGCACGACCAGGACGGCGTGGCGTAACATGACACTGAATCGCCTGATCTGCGCCTGCTGCAACGTTTTTCCGGGCGCAACGAAAATCAAAGTCAAGGACAATCTCGGCAAGGAGCTGTATTTTGGGCTCTGGAACGCGGGCTTTATCAAGGATTTTGGCTGTCTGACCGTTATGGAGTTCGAGATCGACGAGATCAAGAAAAACGGCGTCGCAAAGACGCTGACTGCATGGACCGCAAAGGAGGACATCACCCATGAGTGAAAAGATCATCGCCTACAAGGCTATGGACAAAAATATGCAGTGCCGTAGCAAGCAGTATGAGGTGGGCAAGACCTACCATGAGGACAAAGCCGACTGCTGCACCGCCGGAATGCACGCCTGCGAGAACCCGCTGGATGTGCTGCACTACTACCCGTTGAAGGATGGCCCGCGCTTTTTTGAAGTCGAGTGCGGCGGGAACGTGGATAAAAGTGAAGAGGACAGTAAGCTGGCCTGCACTGAGCTGACGGTGAAAGGTGAGGTGAATTTTGCAGGGCTGGTAAAAGCTACAGTGAATGCTGTTTTTAATCGGGTGAAGGGCAAAGAACCTTTTTCCAGCGGCGATTACAGCACGGCGGGTTCCAGCGGCAATTCCAGCACGGCGGGTTCCAGCGGCAATTACAGTACGGCGGGTTCCAGCGGCAATTACAATACGGCGGGTGC